ATGGAACTCTATCTCGACACCTCCGACGTCGCCGCAGTGAAGAAGCTGGCGCGTGTTTTCCCACTGGCTGGCGTGACCACAAACCCAAGCATTGTCGCGGCAGGTAAGACGCCGCTCGATGCACTGTTGCCAGAACTGCTGGACGCCATGGACGGTAAAGGCCGTCTGTTTGCCCAGGTGATGGCGACCACGGCGGATGGCATGGTGGCTGACGCACGCAAGCTACGGGCGATTATTCCGGATCTGGTCGTTAAAGTGCCGGTGACGGCGGAAGGTCTGGCAGCGATTAAGCTGCTGAAAGCGGAAGGGATCCCGACGCTCGGTACTGCCGTTTACGGTGCGGCGCAGGGACTGCTGTCGGCGCTGGCGGGGGCGGAATATGTCGCGCCTTACGTCAACCGCGTCGATGCCCAGGGCGGCAACGGTATTCAGACGGTGTGTGAATTGCAGGACCTGCTGACGTTGCACGCACCACAGTCGAAAGTGCTGGCCGCGAGCTTTAAAACGCCGCGCCAGGCGCTGGACTGCCTGCTGGCAGGCTGCCAGTCCATCACGCTGCCGCTTGATGTGGCACAGCAATTGATTAGCTATCCGGCGGTTGATGCGGCAGTCGCGAAGTTTGAACAGGACTGGCAGACGGCATTTGGACGTACGTCGTTGTAAAAGAAAATATCGGATGATGGGTCGGGTGACGATCGATTCCCTCTCCCCAGTGGGTGTAGATTGACAGACAAGTAATGAACATGGGGAGATAACCGGGAAGAACCGAATTTAAACGGGAATAAGTCGGAGAATTGCAGTCAGTGCGAGGCTTGAGAGCGGGAAATGACGAAGAGCCTCGAATCAAAAATACCAATCAACAAATTTAGATCATTGTCATGCAACGCATCGCGTTGACAGATAAGTTGCGAATGATTTAATTCTAAGTTTAAACAGCAGAGGATGCGTTTAAACATCATTTAAAACTTACAGCTTGAATGGCTATAAAGCTAGCATGATGGAGCTTTGCTTCATCAGCCAGCTTTCTTACTGCGCGTGCTTAAAGAAGGCGCTGACGGTGCTTCTCCAGAGGAATTACGTCGCAACAAAATCTCTTTGCGTTCTGAAGTTTCCATGTTGGATAGCTCTATCACATCAGGCATAAGTTGCTTTAAGCCACCAGTTATAAACACATCGACTACTGCTTCGCGTTGGTTCTTGGTCAAGCTGGAGTAAATCAGCTCCCACAGATTCCGACAATCATCAGGCTGTTTCTGATCTTCTGCCGTCCTGTTATGTTCAACTGACACTACGCCAAGATATTGACGTGCCATCTCAGGAAGTATGGAGACGTGGTACTCCCATGCTTTGCTGCCAGCCCTTTTTCGCCGCACGTTATCTAACCCTTCAGCTAGCTTCTCCAACTTATTTCGGACATTAGAAACGCCTGTTGGAAATCCAGGAATTCCAACGCATTCGTGTACTGAAACCCACATTTGAGTGCTATCAAAACCTTTATCCATGCGATTTTTTCCATTCAATATAAAAATTCGATTCAATTTTTTGTGATTTTTATGGAAATCACAATTAAAACAATACCTTGCCGCTTATTGTGTAGATTTATCAAACCGAGAAAAGATCGATTCGGTCTTTACATGCAATCTTTTGCGATCTATTCTCTTACACGTAGAGGTTACTCATAGTGATAACCGGAACGTGTAGAACATTTAAGGATCGCAGAATGTTGACAAAAAGCCAAGATTGGCACGCTGAAGATATTAAAGCGGCCATTAGAAAGCGCGGCCTAACCATTAGTCAGCTATCCCGCAACAACGGTCTTGCTGCGGCTACTTTGCGAAATGTTTTTCGTCATCACTGGCCGAAAGGAGAGCGAATCATTGCCGAGGCACTGGGAACAGAGCCTCAAAAAATCTGGCCTACCCGCTATGAATCGATTGTTCAAGGGAATGTGTGATGAAAGATATTTGGCTCACAGTTAAAGAGTGTATTGGCTTAAGTGATATGCCTAAGGCGGAATCAAATATCCGCAAAAATCTGGAGGCTATGATTTTTGGTCGCAGCGAGCTTCGCCGAAAACGTGAGGGGACGAAAGCTTTTGAATATCATATTTCGGCTCTTCCTCCCCATAGTCGCGCTGAGTTCTTAGCATCACATGGCCTTATTGAGACAGGTGTTGGCTTGATTGTTCTCCCTGAGACCAAGGCGAAACCCAAAGCTTCTCTGGAAGACATTGAACGTCAGCAACTTTGGCAGTACTGGGAAAAGGCCAGCAATGAGCAACGCCTTCGGGCTGAGCATCGGGCTAAAGCAGCCGCTCTGGTGGCTGAACTTCAGGACTCTGGGTTGACCCTCCGCCTTGCCCTGACCACAGCTGCTCATAAACTACAAATGAGCGAAGGTTCATTACGCAACATTTATTATCGAGTACAGAACCGTAGTCGTGACTTGTGGGCACCCGTTCTGCTTGACCGTCGTCTGCGTGAGAAGTGCAAAACCAATCGTGAAGCGCCAATCAGCGAAGATGCCTGGCAGTTCTTCCTCGGCGATTATCTGCGCCCGGAAGAGCCATGCTTCACAAAGTCGTATGAACTTCTTCAGGTCGCCGCCCGCGAGTATGGCTGGGAAATTCCATCAGAGCGCACTCTGCGCCGCCGTGTTGAACGTGAGATTGATCCGCGTGTCATTGTGGCCACTCGCAAGGGTGATAACGCGCTGGCGCGTATGTTCCCGAGCCAGCAGCGCACCGTCGCGCAATTGCATGCAATGGAATGGATAAACGGTGATGGTTACCAGCATAACGTCTTTGTACGCTGGTATAACGGCGAAGTTATTCGCCCTAAAACGTGGGTCTGGCAGGACGTCCACAGTCGCAAAATTATTGGCTGGCGTACTGATGTCTCTGAAAACAGCGACAGCATCCGCCTGTCTCTGATGGATGCCATTTCAGAATTCGGCAAACCCGACCATGTCACCATCGATAACACCCGCGCAGCAGCCAACAAATGGCTGTCAGGCGGTGTACCTAACCGTTATCGCTTCAAGGTTAAGTCGGATGACCCGATGGGTATTCTGCCTATGCTCGGTATTCAGGTTCACTGGACGAGCGTTATTGGAGGGAAAGGCTGGGGGCAGGCAAAACCCATTGAACGTGCGTTTGGTATCGGCGGTCTGGGCGACTATATCGACAAACATCCCTCACTGGCTGGCGCGTATACCGGGCCAAACACCCAGAACAAGCCAGACAATTACGGTGACCGGGTTGTTGATGTAGACACCTTCCTTTCTGCTGTAAATGAGGGGATTGCTCTCTATAACGCGCGTGTCGGTCGTGAAACTGAGATGTGTCAGGGCGAGTTGTCATTCGACCAGGCTTTTGATCGCAGCTACAGCAATGCGATTGTCACCCGACTTAGTGAAGAACAAATCCGCCAGCTGATGCTGCCAGCGGAAGCCGTAACGGTTAAAACCACCGGTGAATTCTTCCTCCAGTGCGGCGGTTCGCTATATGGACGTAAAAACAGCTACTGGAATCCGCTTCTGGCCAATATTCGCCAGCGCAAAATTACAGTGCGTTTCGACCCTCGCAACCTTCACAGCGAGGTGGCGTGTTACGACCTTGATGGTCGCTTCCTCTGCATGGCTGAATGCCGCTCTGCTGTCGCGTTCGGCGATACCGAGACAGGTCGCGAACACAGCCGCCAGCGTAAGCAGATGATGACCCATACCAAACGCGCAGCCAAAGCTCAGCGCCGTATGACGGCAATCGAGGTTAACGATCTGCTGCCAAAAGTCGCGCCACCAGAACCACCGCAGCGGCATGTTGTTGAACGAGTCTTTGCCCAGGGTAATGCACTGAAAAAAGTTCAGGAAGTCCAGGAGCATCAGAATGAGAATGATGTGATTTTCCAGACGCTGATGAAAAGTGTCAGCAAGTCGAAGAAATAAAAAAGCGACGTTTGAGCCGCCGCTTTTGAGAAGTGTTTAAAACCGTACTACCAATGGAAAAATACAGGATTAAAAACGATGACGCAAATTAACCATGATGTAATCCGTAATACCGTAAAAGGTCTGATTGATGACAAAACCATTTCTGGTGCTGCACTGTCGCGTGAAACCGGGGTGTCTTCGTCTGCTCTTTCTCAGTTTATTAACGGTAAATATAAAGGCGACAATGATGCCGTGGCGGCATCGATCAGCACGTGGCTTGAGTCCCGTAAAACGGCCCAGAGTGCGCTGCCGGAAATCCCTGACTATGTCGTGACACCGACCTCCGAAAAAATCACGGCCGCGCTGACCTACGCCCAGTTGACCCACACCATCGCGCTCGTTTACGGGAATCCAGGCGTGGGCAAGTCGGAAGCACTGAAGCAATACACTCGTACAGGCAATAACGTCTGGCGGCTTACCGCGAGCAAGTCTCGCACGAACGAGCTGGAAACCATGTATGAGTTGGCGCTGGAGATGGGTATTTCTGATGCGCCTTATCAGCGCGGCGCGTTATCCCGTCTGCTACGTCGCCGGCTGCGCGACACCAATGCCTTAGTCATCATTGATGAAGCGGACTGGCTGAACTATGACGCCATCGAAGAGCTGCGCATCCTCCAGGAGGAATGCGGCATCGGGCTGGCGTTTATCGGCAACCATAAAGTCTATGACCGCCTGACTGGTGGTAGTCGCACCGTCGATTTTGCTCGTTTGTTCTCTCGCGTGGCAAAGAAAATAGTTATCAACAACGTGCTGGCCGCTGATGTTGATGCTTTCTGCGACGCATGGAAGATTGACGGTCGCGACGAACGCAAGCTGTTACGCGCGATCGCAAAGCGCCCTGGTGCTCTTCGCTCTCTCTCCCACATTCTGCCGCTGGCCCACATCTACGCCAGCGGTAAAAGCGAGCCGGTTAACTCTGGCCATATTCATTCAGCAATGCTTGAACTGGGGCATGCTGAAATCGTAGAGGAGTAACTTCATGTTTCCTGAGCTGATTTCGACCCATGTGCAGCAGGCGAAGGCCACAGAGGCCATGCTCAATCAGAAAGGTTGCTGGGTGACTGTATTTCGCCAGTCTCGCACCCGCCCGGTTCTGGAGGTGTCATGTCCTCCTGCTGAGTTGCTCAATAGTGCTGTGCGCATTGTTGAGCGCAACAATTCAGGCTCCCGCTCCGTGTGGGTAGCCAGTTTCAATGGTTGCCGGATTATCTGGAGGTAAATATGGCACAAGTAGTTATTGATATTAACGATGATGGTCAATCGGGTATCGATTTTAAGTTATCCATTACTGATATCTCTGATGAAAAAGATATCCCCGATTATATCGCTCAGGGCATTGTCGCTATGGGCCCACAAATGCTGAAGCAGGTTCTGGATATGTTGAACCTATCGCCTGAGCAACAGAATGAAGACATTTAAGGAGCAATAAGAATGGCATCAAAACCGAAACGCATTAAAGCCGCTGCGGCGAATTACGTATCTCAGTCTCGGGATGCGGTAATCACTGATATTCGTAAAATTGGTGACCTGCAGCGCGAAGCTACCCGGCTTGAATCGGCGATGAATGATGAAATCGCTGTTATTACCGAGAAATACGCAGGTCTTATCAAGCCGCTTAAAGCTGATGTTGAAATGCTTTCAAAGGGTGTTCAGGGCTGGTGTGAAGCCAATCGTGATGACCTGACCAGCAATGGTAAAGTCAAAACCGCCAATCTGGTTACTGGTGATATCCAGTGGCGTATCCGTCCTCCGTCAGTATCTGTTCGTGGGCCTGATGCGGTGATGGAGACGCTGACGCGCCTGGGATTGTCGCGTTTTATCCGAACTAAGCAGGAGATCAACAAAGAGGCCATCCTCAACGAGCCACTGGCAGTGGCTGGTGTGGCTGGTATTACAGTTAAATCGGGAATAGAGGACTTTTCCATTATTCCGTTTGAGCAGACTGCTGATATTTAAAGCACATAATTAATTAACTCTGTTTTTATTTCGGCGCTTGCGTCAGGGATTCGTTCGCGCCGAATTCAACAAAAGGAATATCTCATGAGCAAAGCAACAACTATAAACAAATTATCCATGTCTTATCGGAATCAGCGATATGCGCTCACTATGCGCTCACGTTCCATATATAAAGACAATGACCGTTGGCTGGAGGTTGTCGCCGCGCAAAACAGACGTGTATGGCGAAAATGGCGTCGCTCTGTTGGTAAGTCAAACAAATTGGGGTTTAGAGCAACTGCATCAGGGCGTGTCGCGGCTATGTGTGAGGCAGATATGTGGGCAGCAATCATTCGTAATAACCGCCGCAACATCAATATCAACATCGTGGGAGTTGTGTCTGATGAATAAAAATCATGTTTATGACGCTGCTCTGGCGCTTTGGGGTTATGACCGTCAGGTTCTGACCACAGCAGAAGAGTGTAACGAACTGGCCGCTGCGTGTACTCGTTTTGTTACTCATAAAGCGAACGGCAACCGCATTGCCGAAGAAGCGGCCGACGTTGAAATTATGATTGAGCAGCTTCGCCACAATGGAATGAGTGAAATGATTGACCAGCATAAAATTCAAAAAATGGATCGTCTGGCTCGACGCGTGGAGGTCGCGCTGGATTCGGTATTACCTGCCAGCCCATCAGTATCTGCCATGCTTGAAGAAGCGGTTGAGCAGCTTGAAATGGCTCAGGCTCTTTACATTGACAGGCAATCCAGTAACCGTCTGGCCGTAGCAAGAACCCGCCGTTGCATTGCCCTCCTGATGCAAGCTGCACAGAATATGATGCGCGAGCAGCAACTGGCTGAGCAAGGTATGGATAATTTAATGGAGACACGCCTATGAGTCGCGCATCTTTAATTACCCTTATCCATGTAGCCAAAAATAAACTGCAGCTGGATGATGACACTTATCGTTCGGTGCTCCAGAACGCTACCGGCGAAACCAGTTGCCGTAAATTGAACGTCAGCCAGTTAGAGAAGGTTTTAAAGACACTGGAAGAAAAAGGATTTAACCGGCAAAAAAGAAGTAAACGCCGCCAGAATACGGCTCTGCCAGAAAGCGACAAAATCCGCATGATATGGCGAAATATGGCTGAGCATGGTTTTCTGGTTGATGCCAGCGAAGCGGCCCTTGACCATTTCGCCGAGCGCATCACCAGACTCAAAAACGGGGGCGAAGGTGTTGCAACATTATCATGGTTACGTGGTGAAAAACTTCTGAGCGTTCTGGAAAGTCTTAAGCAGTGGCATATCCGTGAGATGAAATCTTCTCTCGCGGCTCATGGCGTCATGATGCCAGTGAACCCACGAACCGGGGCCGAGAGTCGGGATTATGGCACCATTCTTTCCGCGTATAACGACGCAGCAAAAAGGTGGGCGAAATGAGTAATGACCTGTTTGGTGATGTTCGCGACGATAGCATTCTTGACCATATTGACGATGAGGTGGAAAGTTCTCGTTTCCCGTCTCTGCTTGCAGAGCTGAATGCACTTTTGCGTGTTGAGCTTGGCCGCCTTGGATATGACCCCAAGCATTCGATTGAGCTGGTTGCCGCTATCAGCGGGAAAATTGGCGGTATGCAGGTCTATTTCCCCCGCGGCCAGGTGCTTGAGCAACTTGTTCGCGACATGCGGATCTGGCGGGACTTTACTGGTGACAATGTCCAGGAACTGGTTGAGCGCTACCATGTGACCTACAAAACAGTGTATAAAGCCATAAAACGAATGCGAAGGTTGGAACATCGTAAACATCAAATGCCATTGTTTTGAGGGATAAGAATGAACAGAGCATTTATTTTGTCGCTGATATTGGTTTCACCAGCAGTACTAGCTAAAGACAGCTTTGTCCAAACGGTGAAAAATGTATTCCAAGAATATACCAAAGTTGACGCCTCCGATTGGTACAGCAAGGGAGACACAGCCTTTGCTGAGTTTACTGGTGATAACCTTGGCATCTATCAACACCTGAAAACATCTGTCCGCGATAACAGCATTAACATAAAAATGGAATATGCTCCGGGGAAAGAAAAACCAGATAGCGAAAAGTTTATGGTGGCGACGACGGCGGTTTGCCAAGTGGTCTTTAAGAATGTCATTCTCACACCTGAAGAGCTGGATAAGCTCCAATCGTGGGATGATGATGTTCGCGACCCGTTCGATTTTATGTCTTCCGAAACAGCTAAAGATGCTGGTAACGGCTACAACGAAGAAAAAATTAACGGGTGGGATGTAAAAATAAAACGCGATGCAATGCTTACGACATGCACTGCTGAAAAAATTTAATATCCTCTAACTCTCAATGAAGCCGGTAAATCCGGCTTTTTTTATGCCCGCGACAAAATGGGGAAAGTATCACTTTCTTCCCTATTACAGGAGCAGGCATGACCAGTTCAATACTCTCTCCCGCATTTGCTCACGCACTCTCTTTTGTCCTCGCCCGCGAGGGTGGTTATGTCAATGACCCCGCAGATAAAGGTGGTGAGACCAATTTTGGTATCTCTGATAAACGCGACGGTGTAGCCGATGGCCTCACCGATATTAATGGTGACGGCAAGCCAGACACCCGAATTAAGGACCTCACCAAAGAGCAGGCTGGGCAAATTTATTATCGCGATTACTGGTATCCGGCATATTGCACCAACTGGCCAGATGGCATTTCTCTTTTTATGTTTGACGCCGCTGTCCAGCATGGCGCTAAAAAAGCGATCCAGTTATTGCAGGAAGCCGTTGGTGTTTCTGCTGATGGCATCGTTGGCCCTAAAACGACAAAAGCGGTCATCAGCGCTGATGCTGAATGGCTGCTCAATCGTTGCTTCCTCCGCCGTTCCCGTTATTACGCCAGCATCATCAAATCCAATGCTTCTCAGGGCAAATACCTCAATGGCTGGTTTAACCGCCTCGATGAACTGGCGAACGCCTGCCAGGAAGTTATCGGCGGTCAGGTCTCGGTAGCCCGGAGCTAATCATGGGCAAGGGATGGGATGCGTCAATGCGTCAGGGGCGGCGTGATCGTATCCGGCAGGAAGTACTTCATCGTGTTGGGAACGGACCGCCTCCCGTTCCCCTTGATTATTCAGGTTGTGATGGCACCCATGCGAGCTATTACCGCAAAGGGTGGGATTCCGTAGATATCAGAGACATCGTCTGGCAATGCCAGCGCTATAAGGAAAAACACCGTGTTTAAATCTTTCGATTTCACCTGGTTCAAACAGGCTTTACTCCGCGTTTCACAATCAGGCTGGTTTGTGCTTGCGCTGGTCGTTCTGTCACTCGTGTTCTGCAATATTTATGGACGCCAGGCTTTTATTGTGTGGTGGTGTGCATTCTCTGGGGTTGCGCTCATAGGCTTCAGTGTCTTCCTCGGTGATCTGCCTTATCGACTCCTTAAACCTGATACGCGCACCAGCCGCTTTGCCCATTTATGGGCATGGCTGGTCTGGTCTGTGGGTGTGCTATTCATTGCCATGTCCCCGATCTTTGCGGAGCCTCTGAAGCTTATCTTGCTGGTCCCGGTTGGCGGGGTTGCAGCGCTGCTGTTCTGCCACTGGGTATCACGTAAGGGGCTGCTCGCATGGATCCAGTAACGCTCACCACAATCGCCTCGGTTCTTCTGAAGGCCGGACCAACCCTCGTTCGTACTGTCGGCAACTGGTTTGGCGGCGATGCAGCGAAAACGGCAGACTCTGTTGCCGGCATTGTTGAAACCGTTAATGGCGCGATTAATCCGACAGACCAGCAGCGGGTGCTTGAGCAGAAGCTGGCACAGCTCCCGCCTGAGCAGTTCGTCCAGCTCGAATCACTGAAAGTCCAGTTGGAGTCGTATCAGCTTGAGCGGGATAAAGCGCTGCTGGCAGACCAGCAAGCCGCCCACCATGAACAGCAGGAAACCATCCGTAACGGTGACAACGCCACAGACGAATATGTTCGTCAGACCCGCCCGCGAATGGCCAGACTGTCGCTCTACAGCAGCATTGCCTATGTGATGCTGATGTCACTTGGGCAGCAGGCCGGTGCAATATCTGGGGCGTTTGGTCATGCGTTTTCGATGCCGGAGCCCGACTGGGATATTGCCCTGATGCTCGCCACGCCAGCGCTCGGCTATTTGGGGTTCAGAACGCTCGATGGTTTCGCCCGATACAGTAAGTCCAGCAAACACAAGGTGGCACTCCCCCGATGACAGATGCCTTCGAACGTGCCAGTAATCTTGAAACCACGGACCGGGAACGCGCCTTAAACAACCATTTAAGCCGCATAAAAGAGCGAGCTGAACATCCTGGATTCTGTAACGACTGCGGTAATGACATCCCGCAAAGACGCTTAGCAGCCAATCCGGATGCAGTGACCTGCTTTACCTGCCAGGACATCAGAGAAAAAAGGGGGAAGCGTGGACTGGGAAGTTGTTAAAGGCAACTGGGCCATCATCTGGGCGCTATTTATGTCAGGCGTAAACCTGATTCAGCTCCTGCTGGCAAAGACCTACGTCAAGCGCGAAGAACTGGATTTGATGCGCCAGCGTGTTCAGGGGCTGGAAAACACAATCGCAGTGTTACCCAGCCAGAAAGACCTTCATCAACTTCAACTGGAGATGAGCAATCTGCGGGGCGAGCTGCGCGAGCTGGCCCCGTCCATTCGTCAGGTTTCGCGCATCAGTGACTTACTTCTGGAAAATGAATTGAAGGATAAATAGAGGATATGTCTATGCGTGATTTACTTGACCAGGACCAGCGACTGGTCCTTTTGCGCTCTCTGCTCGATTGTGGTGACAGCGCCAACGAATCCATTCTGCAAACCTGCCTGCAGACCTACGGACATAAGGTCTCTCGTGACTCTGTCCGGACGCAACTCGCCTGGCTGAAAGAACAGGGTCTGGTCTCGCTGAGTGATGTTTCCGGTTGCTATGTGGCGGAAATTACTGGCCGGGGTGATGAAGTCGCCAGCGGTCTTATCACCGTTCCAGGTGTTAAAAAACCACGTCCACGGGGGTAATGATGCCGAATAAGCTAAAACCACTAACAAAAGGTGAACGTAACATCATTAATCTGATGGCGGGCGTACTGGTGTGCCTTGAGCTTGAGGTCCGGGCGGTGGCCCCGCAAGTGGAGAAATCAACGGGTAAGAAATACGACCATAATGCCCCTGACTCCTACCTGAATACGTTTCTGAATAACAACCCGGAATACAAGCGAGCCTGGAAGCTTCTGCTGAAAGATAAGGCCAGCCATGAGCGCGGATTCCTGACGAAAATCAGGGGGGAGCATGGCGAGTGAACAACGTCCAACCCGTGGCCGCCCCTCAAAGATTGATCTCCTCCCAGATATGGTTCGCGATCATCTGCACCAGCTGCTGCGCAATAAACGGCATACCCAGGAGGAAATCCGGGAAGCCATTAATGAGCTGATTGCTGAGCATAACCTTCCGGAGGATATGAAACTTAGCCGTACCGGTCTGAACCGCTATGCCAGCCGAATGGAAGAGTTCGGCGCAAAAATTCGCGCCTCTCGTGAAATGGCGGAAATCTGGGCCGCAAAGCTCGGTTCTGCGCCGTCCTCTGATGTCGGGAAATTACTGCTGGAGTTTGTGAAGACGCTGGCGTTTGAGACTTCAATGGAGCTGGCCGACAGTGATAAGACCGTTGAACCTAAAGCACTGGGGCAACTGGCACTTGTCGCCCAGCGACTTGAGGCGGCTGCGATGGCCAGCCATAAGCGAGAGAAAGAAATTCGCCAGGCCTTTGCTGAAGAAGCGGCGGCGCAAGCGGAGAAAATCACCAAGCAGGCGGGGCTTTCCGCTGAGACCGCCGCTGATATCCGCCGCCAGATTCTGGGGATCGCGTAATGGTTGATATGGTCAAAGACAGCGCACTGAACAGCGCCTCCGCTGCGGCGATTCTGGCTGGTGAATTTGACCAGGACCAGGTGCTTTTGCCATACCAGCGCCGCTGGATTGCCGATACAGCCCAAATCAAGATCGGCGAAAAGTCGCGTCGTACAGGGTTAACCTGGGCAGAAGCGGCTGATGCCGCCCTGAATGGTTCTATGTCGAGAGAGGCCGGCGGTTGCGATACCTTCTATGTCGGCACGACCAAAGACATGGCGCGTGAGTTTATTGATGCCTGTGCGATGTGGGCCAAAGCTTACGACTGGGCGGCTTCCGATATTGGCGAAGAGGTTCTCAAGGATGAAGACAAAGACATCCTGGTTTACGTCATCAACTTTGCCAGCGGTTTTAAAATCAAAGCGCTGTCCTCTAATCCTTCTAACCTGCGTGGTATGCAGGGTAACGTCATTATCGATGAGGCAGGTTTTCAGGGTGATCTGGCTGCGTTACTGAAGGCCGCGCTGGCGCTGACCATGTGGGGCAGTAAAGTCCGGATTATCTCCACCCATAACGGCATCGAGAACCTGTTCAATACGCTTATAACGGAAAGCCGCGCCGGAAAGCGCCGTTACTCGGTACACCGTATTGATATAGAACTGGCTATTGCCGAGGGTCTTTATAAGCGAATCTGCCAGGTCACCCGGCAGACATGGTCGTCAGCAGCCGAGGCCGAATGGCTGGACAACCTGCTGAGCGATACCGCAACTGAAGAAGATGCCCGCGAGGAATACTACTGCGAGCCGAAGAACGGCGGCGGGACTTATCTGGCCCGTTCCATTCGTGAGCGAGCGGCCCGAGGCTCTGGCCCCGTTCTGCGCTTCACCGGTTCGACAGAGTTCAATGCGACGCCTGAAGGTGTCCGGGCGCTGGATATGCAGGACTGGCTTGAGCGCGTCGTACTCCCAGAACTGAACAAGCTGCCGCAGACCCTCCGCCACTGTCTGGGGGAAGACTTCGCCCGTTCTGGCCACCTCACCGTCTTTGCCCCGATGACAGTCAACGATGACACCACGCGCACCGTTCCCTTTCTGGTCGAGTTCGCGAACGTTCCTTACAAACAGCAGGAGCAGGCGCTGTTCTTTATCTGCGATCGTCTGCCCCGCAGGGATGGCATCAAGCTCGACGGTCGTGGGAACGGTAACTATCTGGCCGAACAGGCGGCTGAACAGTATGGCGATGAAGTCGAAGTGGTCATGCCTTCAGTTGGCCACTATCGGGAGAACATGCCCCGCTTCAAATCAGCCTTTGAAGATGACGAGCTGGTGCTGCCTAAGCATGAAGACGTTATCAGTGACCTTGGGCAGATTGTCATCCTGCGCGGCACTCCCGGAATTGATGACCGGGAGAACACCGGCAGTGATGGCCACAAGCGCCACGGCGACAGCGCCTATGCCATCTTCCTGGCGTTCCTGGCCAGTAAAGAGGATTGCCGGCGATACGAGTTGCACCGCCTCAATAATCCGACACGGCAGCGTAACTGCGACAGCAAGCGCCAGTTACGCACAACCCGTGGCCTCAAAAATCAGCGAGGACTGCTTTGATGCTTAAGAAACTCAAAGGTACTATCCGTAGTCTGCTCAATCCGGCAACCGATGAACCGGTTACCGTTAATGAAGAAAGTATGACCCGGCCAGAAGCGCGGGCCAGACGCGCCAGCGTCCGGACTCCATCGCCAGGCATCAGCGTTGCCAGTACGTTGTCTCCGGCGCGATTGGCCGGAGTATTACGTAATGTAACTGAGGGGAATGCACGGGATTATTTCATCCTTGCCGAAGAAATGGAGGAGCGCGATCTTCATTATGCGAGCGTACTCCGTACCCGTAAGCTCACCGTTGCCAGTATTATTCCGAGCGTCGTTGCCGGCAGCGATGATGAGCATGATGTGCTGCTGGCCGATGCTGTCCGTAATCTGATGGAACAGCCGCAAATTCCCGAGCTGTTGTTTGATCTGCTGGATGGTCTCGGTAAAGGTGTCGGCGTTTGCGAAATTCTCTGGAGCACGCGTGATGGCTGGATACCTTATGATTATGAGTGGGTGGACCCGCGTTTCCTGAAACCCGATAGCGACACGCTGCGCGAGTTCCGGTTGCTGACCGATGAGCAGCCGGTTGACGGTATTCCGCTGACGCCCGGTAAGTATGTGATGCACTATCCCCGACTGAAATCGGGTTTACCGCTCCGTAATGGCCTGGCTCGTCTGGTCGCGGTGATGTACATGCTGAAGTCTTTCACAGTCCGTGACTGGTGGGCGTTTGCTGAAAAATTCGGTATCCCGATTGTTGTCGGGAAATATGGCGCGAACGCCTCCCCGGAACAGATCCAGACGCTGATTGATGCCATTGCGTCTATTGCATCAGATGCTGGCTGTGCTATTCCCCAGTCTATGCAGCTCGATATGCAGGAGACCGCCAGCCGCAATGGCGGAGGGGCTCTGTTTAAGGAAATGGCTGACTGGTGCGATGCCCAGACCAGTAAAGCGGTACTTGGCCAGACGATGACCACAGATGATGGTAGTTCGCGGGCGCAGGCTGATGTTCATGATCGGGTGAGAATGGACATCGCCCGATGGGATGCCCGCCAACTGGAGAACACCATCAATGAGTTTCTGGTCCGTCCCTTCATCCAGTTCAACTACGGTCCGCAGGAGCGATATCCGCTTGTTAAGCTGCCTATCAGTGAGCCGGAAGACCTCAAGGCATTTGTCGATTCTCTGATTCCATTAATCGATCGCGGGCTTCGTGTGCAGGAATCTGAGGTACGTGATAAGTTTGGCCTGGCAGAGCCAGAACAAGGCGCAACGGTACTCGCCCCATCGAACAGTTTTACAGCCTACAGCATGGCACCCGCGCTGAACCGCGAACATATTGCGCTCAACCGTGCTCAGAGTGATGAGATTGATGCGATGGTCAACGATGCGCTGCAGGACTGGGAACAAACCGGCGATGCGTTTACCGGTCCTGTGCTGCAGCTGGCGAACGACGTGGACAGTTTCGAAGAGTTTCTGGCTCGTCTTCCTGAGCTGCAGAAGTCGCTTAAACCGGATGACTTCGTCCAGCAACTGGCATTGCTGAGTTTTAAAGCTCGGGCGTTGGGAGATGCCAGCGATGCCTGAATCAACCATTATCCCCAAAGAAGCCCTGGCCTGGCTGAAGTCAAAAAAACTTACGCCGGGCTTCGACTATCGCGATATCTGGCGAGAAGAACATAGCCTCGGTTTCACCGTAGCCAAAATGACGCAGCTTGATCTGCTGCAGGACGTGAAAACCATTCTGGAGGAAGCGCTGGCCAGCGGCCAGACCTTCACCCAGTTCCGGGAAATCCTGAAACCGATGCTGGTAAAACGCGGTTGGTGGGGTGTTCAGATGATGGATGACCCGCTGACGCAGGAAACCCGGTCAGTACAGCTCGGTAGCGACAGACGTTTACGCACCATCTACGATACCAATATGCGGACAGCCCGCAGCGCGGGCCAGTGGGAACGGATTGAACGAACCAAACGCGCGATGCCTTACCTGCTATACACGCTGGGACCATCACGGGAGCATCGACAGGAGCACCTGCAATGGGCGGACCTTTGTTTACCCGTAGACGATCCATTCTGGCAGACGCACATTGGCCCCAACGGCTGGGGCTGTAAATGTGGGGTGCGACAGGTCAGCAAGTATGAATACCAGCAGCTTCAGCAGAACGGCGTCACCCGCAACGTGCAGCAGCTCGATGACGGCGGTAATCCAACAGGCCAGGTCATCCGGCAATCTGTGCCGGTCCGTACTGAAGCGCCAGCCATCAAAAAGGTTAAGTGGGTCAATAAGCGTACCGGTGAAGAGGAAATGGTTCCTCAGGGTATTGAGCCGGGATGGGACTATAATCCCGGCACTGGGCGAAGGGTTAAGCTGGAGCGTCAGTTACAGCTGAAACAACAGGCGTTTGACGCAGGAATGTAACCGCTACGATAACCTGCCAGAATCACGCGTGGTGACGTTATCGCGCTTTGTGATACGATGGCGCTCTGAAATTTTCTTAAACGCTTCCAGGCGTTTTTAAACGTGGTTTAAACGGGGTTAGCCGCTTCGTTTAGAGTGAAGCCGGTAAATCCGGCTTTTTTTTTACCTTCCTCATACTGTCCGTACCCGCAAACACAAACGGACAGCATCATGAATACCACTCAGCCGGAACTTCTGGCTCTCTGCTTTGAACTGCCTGATTTATCTGACGCTAGCAAACCGTTGCCAGAATGGCTGCCAATGATCCCAGCGGGAACGTTTACTGGTCGTGATGGCCGTTCGTGGATTAACGACAATCCAGCGTCTGTTGTCTCTGCGTCATTCCGTTACCCCAAGCTGCCATTTGATATGGAGCACGCTACCGAACTCAAAGGCCCGAAAGGCGAAGAAGCACCGGCTTATGCCTGGATTGATGCCCTTCGCGTCAATGACGACGGCAGTATCGACGCGCATATCGAGTGGACTGCAGACGGTGAAGCTATCGTTCGCGGTAAAAAGTACCGTTATTACAGCCCTGCATTCTTTAATACCGCCGACGCGCAGGTGACACGCCTGTCCAGCGCTGGCCTGACCAACAAACCCAACCTGTATTTACCCGCTCTTAACTCGGAGAACACCATGACCGTACCTGTGCAGATTGCCACGGTACTGGGGCTTGCTGCTACCGCGTCCGTTGATGACGCTGTGTCGGCGATCCAGACCATTCAAAGCAATGAGAAAGTCGCTTTAAACCGTGCTCAAAACCCGGACCTGTCGAAGTTTATTCCGGTAGAGACCCATCAACTGGCACTTAACCGGGCCGAAACGGCGGAGAGTCGCCTGAAGGAGCTGGATGATAAAACCGCAACAAGCCTGGTGGATGACGCAGTAACCTCCGGGAAAGTCGCGCCAGCAAATCGCGAAATGTATCTGGCGCTTTGCCGTACTGAAGAAGGCCGTCAGCAGTTTACCGCCTTCATGCAAACCGCGCCGGTACTGGTCAACGCAGACCCGACCAAAGGGAAAGAGAACAACGGTCAGGCTGAACTGACCGAAACTGAGCTGGCGATGTGCCGCAGCATGGGCCTCACCAAAGAAGAGTTTCTCGCCGCTAAACCGAAACAGGAGCAATAAGAATGCCGCAACCGTCAGCAGAAGTTCTGCATGCGCTCACCACGTCGCTGAGCGCTGCATTTACCAAAGGCCTCACCGGGGTCACTCCGCAGTATCTGCGCATCGCAACTGTCGTTCCAAGCAGCGCAGCTTCAAACACGTATGGCTGGTTATCAGATTTGCCGGGTATCAAAGAATGGGTCGGCGATCGTCAACTGACCGAGCTTTCTCAGCATGGTTACACCATTAATAACAAGACCTGGGAAAGTTCCATTCGTGTACGGCGTGAAAACATCGAAGACGATCAGATTGGTCAGTACAGCGTCATTGCTCAGGCATATGGCCAGCAGGTATCTGAGTTCCCGGACACGCTGAGCTTCCCGATGCTTGTTGCTGGATTCAGCACCCTCTGTTTCGACGGCCAGAACTTCTTCGATACCGACCATCCGATGGCGGGTGGAACCTACAGCAATATTGTTGGCGATGTCACTACTGATGCAGGCGAGCCGTGGTTCCTGATTGATGAGTCACAGGTGCTGAAACCGATCCTGTTCCAGGACCGTCGCGCATTCGACTTCAAGTCACTGGATGACCTTAACAGTGAGCATACATTCCTCAAGAACGAATTTCTGTTTGGCGTGGATGGCCGTTGCAACGTCGGCTTTGGTTTCTGGCAGACCGCCTGTGCTTCCCGCGCGCCTCTGAATGCGGCCAACTATGAGAAGGCTGTTGCCGTTCTTCAGGGGATGAAACGCGAATCGGGTTCCCCGCTGGGTATTCGTCCTACCACGCTGGTTGTCGGTCCGAAAAATCGTGCAGCGGCGAAGAAAGTTATCGACGCCATGCTGGTCGATGGTGGTGACTCCAACATCTATTACAAAGATGTGGAAATCGTTGATACCCCGTTCATCACCACGCCTGCTGCACCGGCACCTTAACCGTCAGTTTCCGTTTAATCCGTTACAGCAGGTTAAAGCCTGCTGTAACCCACCTTTAAGAGGATGGAACAGTGAGTGGAACGAAAGAAAAAACAACGGGTAAGCAAAACGCTAAAGGTCGCGCTGGCAAGGTTTCAGCGCAGGAAATGGCACCGGCTGATGCACTTAACGCGGCGGGAGCTGAACTGCCAGCAACATTGCCAGGGCACTACGCTGCGGTGGGTTCGCGAGCCATCGGTGTAAGTGCCAGTGCGGTTGATGAGAGTCTGACAGAGGCAGGCTTAGCGTCAGGAGGCCATTCATCTGCACTCAACATGATCCCTCTTTCAATGCCTGAAACGAGTGATGTGCAGGTGCTTGAGGTACGTGCGGTTAACGAGCACGGCTTCTGGCGCTGCGGTCGTTTCTGGCCACGTCAGCCGGTTCATGTCTTTGTCAGTGATGACCCTGATGGCGATAACGAGGCGAACATGCTGGAAGGTGATGTTGTGGTGGAATGCTTTATCAGCCAGGAAATGGCGGCACGACTCAAAGCTGAGCCAAACCTGCAGGTGAAGGTTCTCGTCACGAAGTCGGAGGTTTAAATGGGCATTTACGTTACCCGTGATGATCTGCTGGCAACGGATGGTGCGCTGGTCTGGAACATGGCCATCGACAAGTCTACTGAGCAGCTCGACGAAGCGAAGATTGAAACCGCGATTGATGATGCTGATGCCGAAATCAATTCGTTTCTGTCTCGTCGCTATCAGTTGCCGCTGAATATCTCAGTCGTCCCGCGTCCACTGCATCGGGTAGCGACGTCCATTGCGCTTTACTGGCTATCTGAACGTGATAACCAGATAACAGACCTTATTCAGAAGCGTTATGACAGCGCCATTCTGACGCTGAAAGAGATGGCAAATGGTACGCGTGACCTTGGTCTGCCGACGGATACCGCGCCACCTGAAACAGATAACGGCAAAATCATTATCGTTTCAGACAATCAGCGTCTGTTCACCCGCAATAAGCTGCGCGGGGTGCTGTGATGTCGATATCTGTCGAGGTCATGGGTGCCGAGAAACTGGCTCAAATCAGGCTGGCCATCGAGAAACTGTCTGACAGCTCGCTGCAGGAAGAGCTGCTGGAAAGTATCGGGGGCGTTGTCGAATCTCAGAGCCGCCGCCGCATCAGTGATGAAAAGACCAGTCCGGCTGGTGAGAAATGGCAGGACTGGTCTGAAGCATATCGTAAGACTCGCCACGGTAATCAGAGCCTGCTTCAGGGGGACGGTGGTCTGATGGATAGCATCCAGCACATCGTTGAACGTGGGCGCGTTCGTGTCGGTTCGCCGCTCGCTTATGCAGCGGTCCACCAGGATGGCTTTGCCGGCAATGTATCCGTTAGTTCCCACAAGCGACTTATTACTCAGGCTTTTGGCCGCGCTCTGAAACATGGGGTCTGGCAGACCGTCGGTGCTCATCAGCGCCTGATGAATATGCCGCAGCGTGAATACCTCGGACTGTCATCTGAAAACTCAGAAGAGCTGATGCATGTCATAGGCGACTTCTGGCAGGGAGTTCTTCCATGAATCAAAGACCCACACTACTGACCACCGGCAGCACGATTGCCGCCGCTGAAAATATTGTTGCCTGGCTTAAGCAATCCCCATCTCCGGATGAACCCGGTAAAGGGCTTATGGGGAACAACCCGGACCAGGTGAAAGTCATTGAACGCCATATTGGGCAGTTCAACACGCCAGCAGAGGTCAAAACCTATCTGTCCGACCGGGATGGCTGTATCCGCATTGCCGCTCTGCGTATCCGTAATATCCGCCAACTGGCGGGCGGAATGGTTGGTGATGTCACCTGGGCCGCCTATGTCATGGCGACGGATTCCTGGGCATACCCACGGGATACCCGCTGTGAAGTCCTGGTCGGCAAACTGGCCCGCCGTATCGCTGCACGTGGTGCTGCTGCCGGCATGAAGGCTGAGCGTGCCGCTGACGCTATCAGCGCTGACAACATCTACTCCGGTGGTCTCAATGAACTCGGGTTGACGATGTGGGCCGTGACGTGGGAGCAGGCGTTCAGGCTGGACGAAGAGATCGACATTGCAGCATTGCCTGATTTCCTGCGACTGGGGGCGACGCTCTCCGTAAATGGCGGTGAAACCGAGCTTAAAGGCGTGATTAACGTAAGAGAGTAAAACCCATGATGAAGCTGATCAAACCGTCCCGTGAGGGGCTTAAGGTCCGGAAACCCGATGGCAACTATCTGAAACCAGACGGTGAACGGCTCCCAATGAAAGCCTGGTGGCATCGCCGGCAGGCGGAAGGTGATGTGACGATCACCGATGTATCAAAAGAGCCGGCAACGGCTGCAGTCCAGAAACATAAAGCCGGGGAGAAATAACGATGGCACTTGGTTCTATTCCAGATGATATCCGCGTTCCGCTGGTATACATCGAGATCGACAATTCACAGGCACTAAGCAGTGCGCCGGCACAATCCCGTAAGGTGATTGTTATTGGCCACCAGATGGACACTGGCACAGCGGCGGCGCTGACCCAGAATCGCATCACCAGTGATGGCATGGCCGAACAGCTTTATGGCAAAGGTTCGATGCTGGCTGAGATGCTAAAAATGTATCGCAAAGCCAACAAATACACTGAGACATGGGCGATGGGCCTTGCTGACCTCGGCAGCGGTGCGGCAGCGAAAGCCACGTTGACAGTGACGGGAACCGCTACCGCAGCCGGTACACTCGCATTGATGGTCAACGGTGTTTCCGTGCAGGTTGGCGTTGGCAGTAGCGACAATAAAGATGCTGTGGCCACTGCAATTGTTGACGCTGTTAACAGTCTGCCGGCAACGATGGTCACTGCAACTCTGGCGGCCGATAAAACGGATATCGTCGAACTGGTGGCGAACTGGAAAGGTGTTAGCAGTAATGCGATGGATGTGCGCCTGAACTATTACACCGGCGAACAGCTGCCATCGGGTATCAATGTCACCGCTACCGCATTTTCGGGCGGCACCGGGACACCTGATATCGCAACTGTCGTCGCGGCCCTGGGCGATGACTGGTACACCGATATCATCTTTGCGTTTAACGATACCCAGAGCCTTAAC